AGACCATTCTTCTTCTCTAGTATTCTGTTCTCTCATACTCTCAGTACGTGATTCATTTCGTGTCATTTTTTCCTCCACGCTTACATGTTTATGTTAGTATATTCGCCATCAGCCGAAGTTACCTTCAGCTTCTCAGCGGCATACTGTTCAAGTGGGATACCCCATTTATTAGCAAGTCTTACGTCTTCTTTCGAGAGCTTGACTTTTTTTCCTGCGGACGGAGACGAGCGTGAAGCCCCCGATACCACTTGAGCAGGTTGTGACGTGCCTGAGTTACTTTGTCCCTCAGTTTCCTGCACACGGTCTGAAGCTTGACTAAAGGCCACTTCAAGGCGTCGGTCAATTTCTTCATAAAATTCTTCATCATTTGGATTATATCCTTGTTCTTTTAATTCTGCATCTAGCGCAAGAGCCGCTGCTGTTTTAACAGTATCCTGCCCAAACCACTGATTTCTTTCAGCCCACTCATTTGCTTTTGGATCATAAGCTGGTTGCTGCACTTGAGCAGACTGCGGTGTAACCTCTACCTGATCTTCTTTTTGTTTAAGTTTTTGAGCAAGATTATTTTTATAAGTTTGTACAGTTTTTAAATCTGCTTGAGCATTATTTAAAATTTCTTGAGCGTTAAGAACTTTTTCTTTATCTCCCTCTTCAAAAGCTTCCATATAAGCCTGTCGAGCAAGTTCAATATTTTGTGTTAGTTGTTTTTCATTAGCATCTAGACTGCGGGTTGCAATACTATCAACCTCATTATTTTTAACTTTTAAGTTTGTTTTAAGCTCTTCATTTTGTTTTATAAGCTCTTGAATTTGTTCTTCACGTTCTTTGCGTTGACGAATCAGTTGCCTAATTCTTTTTTCAGCGCCTTTAGTTTCAATGCCTTCTAGTTCTTTCGGCTGTTCAGTCTCAACCTTTTGTTCAGGCTGTTCTTCTACAACTTCTTCTTGTGCCTGTACTGGTTGCTGTTCTTCTTCTTCTTCTATTTCAAAATCAACTTCTTTTTTATCTTCAGAAACTTCAACAGTTTCCCATCCATCATTTTCGTTACTCATTTTACTCTCCGTTGTTAACGACACAAACGATTACGTTTATATTATTATATCACAAAAGTGCTAATTTCCCAAATCAACTAGAGCCTTTTCCTAAATTAAAAGTTGGATCAAGGTCTTTAGGTTCTTCTACTTTCATAATAATTTGATCATCAAATAAAAGTATAAGACGTATACCCTTGTAAAATAGTTTAGTTCCTGCATGTTTACCATAGCATACATAGTCACCTACATTACACCATGCTCCACCGGGGAACTTATCTTTATCCATATATGCCAAGTCTCCTAACGCTAGAACCTGTGCGACAGTGGTGAGATAGGACATATCATCTTTAGTTGAATCCGGTATAAGAATACCGCCTTTTGTAACACTCTTTACTGAAACGGGGCGCACTAAAACGTGAAATCCCGGTAGAGTGGGTAGTGGGCTGGGATCGGGGGCGTCATCCTCAGTTATCCACATATCATTTTTTAGTGCGCCACCTAAACCTACTTGTTGCATTGTTAGTCTTCGTCCTCCATGTATATCCGTTTTTTAATTATTTGTGTTAAATTATCTCTAGCCCACTCAAGACTGGAGATAGAACCAACAATCTGACGGTAATGCGGATAGTCTGCGGCAGACCCATTACCTAATGTTACTCTCAGATTATTAATCTCGTTGTTAAACTCAGTTATTACTTCGTCCCAAATGTCCATACTTAGTTGTAGATGGTGCTTTTGCGAGAAGGTTTAATTGGTTCCGGCGTTTTCCAAGAGTCATCTTCCCATTGGTTTAGCTCACTGCGAATGGCACGACCACCCGTGATATCTTGAGCATAGGCATCGCCATAACCTTTCTGAGTATCCTTTACATGAAAAGGATATCCTTTACCTTTCTTCATCATTGATCATCTCCTGTTGTTGTTGAACAGCCATCTGCACAAGAGCATTAAGAGCCTGTGCGTCCATATCTGTTTTTGTTTGCATTTCTTTATCAAGCATTTCTTTTACATTTTGTATAGCTTGTCGTTCGTCTTCTTTATTTAATTTAAACTCTTCAATCATTGCTTTGGTCATAAGCTCCATCTGTTTCAGTTTTTCTTTACTGGAACGATTGGCATCAGCATTATCACGTTTTAGATTATCAGCCGCTGTAGCTTTCATCATACCAATAATCTGTTCGTTTTCTTCTAATTCAAGTTTCTTATTCTTTAGTTCAAGCTCTGCTGCATTAGAGGCAGTATCAGCCTGAAGCTTTTGCTTCTCTAGCTCAACCTTGGCCTGTTCCAGAGCGACAAGCTGTTGTTCAGGAGATTGAGCCATACCTATAGCCTGATTGGCATTAAGCACTTGCTGCGCTGCCTGTGCCATAGCCATTTCGGCAGCAGCAGGATTATTCATTTGTTCTGGAGCCTGTTGCATCATTTGTTCAGCAATACCACTCATCTGTTCCTGATACTTCATTACAGAATGTTCTTGAATGTTAGCCTGAATAATTGGAGCAACACGTTCCATAATTGGGTTAGCACCGTTTATAGGGTCTTGCAAATAGGCCATCTTTACCTGTATGTGTGCATCATGGTTCTGACCGGGAAAGGCTGCAATCGGTACGCCTTTCGTCGCTGCCATAATATCAGATACCGGGTCCATTGGTTTAGGCTCAATCTTAGGCGGAAGTATCTCATCCGCATTAGGCATATTAGAAGCATTAAGAATTGTTCTATTTAGGGCTTCCAGATTAAACATACCCGGTGGTGATTGCTGCGCCATTTGCAGCGCCATATTTGCCATCATCATACGGTGTGCGTTGCTAGGAATGTTAGGATCAGATACTGGAATAATATCTATGCGACCATCAAAGTCTGATTTGAAAATGCTACGATCTTCATAAGGAACATCATACGGATACTCATCAGGAAGATAGTCATAGTCAATACGAGCAAGAATACGAAACTCATCTTTCTGAGATTTATGCACTCGTTTATGAATTGCTGTAAAGAACTTGCTGCTTGCTTCTAGCAGAGCCATAGTGGTGCCAACGGGTCCATAGGAGGCAGCATCAGAGATAACTTGCTCCGTGCTGTCCGCAAACTTCTGCCCAGCAGTAGCTACGAAATTCAGCATCTGGAATAGAGTAGAGGAAGGCTCCTTGTAGGGAAGGGGAATAATAGCCTTTGATAAATCTACGCCAGTTGCCTCAACCTCCTTGAACTCGCCGGGAGCAATAGGATCATTGTCGCCAACCATCCTGACTCCCTTGGCCTTAAATCCTCCCGGCAAATTGGCAAACTGTCCAGCATCTATGAGGGAACGCATAGCCGCCGTTGCACTCATTGTTAGATTGCCAAGGAAGTGAATAAGACCCAATCCATAAAAACCAAAGCCGGGAACAAATCTATAATGCACAAAATGATTTACTTTTTCTTTGTTCGGGTCATCTTGCTTATAGTTTCTACGAATACTTAGTACCTGTCTGGACTGCTGTTCAACAGTCACGATATAGGGACAGGCTTCATCTTCATCTTCATCTTCAATATTAAGATAGCAGTGCTGTTCCAGAAGAACATACTGTGGATCATGATCTGACATAGGAGACAAACCAATAATCGTATCCATCTTCTCGCTAAATGCTGTACTAGGATAAGAAGATGGATTACTAAGTTCAACATCTCCATATACACCAGCCCTCATATCTCTTTGTAGTTCTATAGGACTACGATAGATTACATGCGTATAGCGGTCTGCATTGGAAAGATCAGTTGCATAGTAAGACACATAAAACTGATCAATAGGAATAAACTCTGACTTAGGGCGTTTTACAGTGGCATCATAGTACAGCTTCTTGAATGCAGAACCGATTAGCGGTAGATGGAACAGCATCCTTTCAAACTCATCAAAGTATTCAGGCATCTGTTCCGTTACCTGATAGTTCATAAAGTTCTGTACACGATTAGCCTGTAGTTCTTTTTCTGGTGTAGACTTACCAAGTATACGAGCTTTTACAGGTCCATTGGCAGGAAACAACTCGCCAGATGCTTTAGACTGAAACTTAACTGCCGACTCAATCAGTAGAGGATGCACGGCAGTGCAAGCGCCATCGAAGGGTTCTGATCCCTGTTCAAGCTTTAGTCCTAGTAAATCAAAGCCACGCTCAAACATGGACTCCCACTCTGAACGAGAATCTTTATCAGCCTCAAAGTTTTCTATTACATTGTTGGCAATATCTACCAGATCATCTTCGTCCATGTCCTCTGCCATATTGCCATACCATTCAGCAATATCTTTAGAAGCTGCCATTTCAATGTTTTCAGAAAAATCTACAGTAACTCCACCATCATCATCAACTTCAAAAGTTGCGGCAAGTTCTTCATCTTCACTCATTAAAGGAACAACATTATTTTCTTGTTCCGGTATACGATCAAAAGGATTGCGTTCTGTTGCCATTATACTATCCTATTTGGTAGAAGTTGTGCTGCTACTTCAGGGCCATATATATCTGCAAGAATACTGAAGGTATCTGTTGCTGCCGTTCTGGTTACAGGCGGTCTAACAACTTCTGCTGCTGGTTGGGGAGCCACACTAGGTGTAGAAGGTATAGCTGGAGATAGAGGAATAAATTCATTACCATCTAAATCAACATCACCAAAACTTGCGGGTGCCTCTGGAGCAGAAAACAATCCTCCTTGTGATACCTCTTCTTCAAAGTCATCTATTATACCAGCATCATCTAAAGTAGAAAACGCTCCTTGTTGTGCTGTCTCTTCTTCAAAGTCATCTATTATACCAGCAGTATCTGGATCAGTTTCACCTCTAGCTGCCCTATTTGTTTCTCTTTGAGATGCTGCTAATTGATCAAAGTAATCACTTATTCCTTCTTTTAATCCTAAACTTGGAACATCCAAACCAAATTCCTTTTGTGCAATAGTAAGTGCCATTTTTGCAGGACTAGGATACATCTCTGCTAGAGTAACACCAAGTTCCGCAGCAGCCTTACCTACCTCAGTAGCGGCTGCTCCTAACGCTCCCGGTCCTCTATAGCTCATGGTCTGGGGACCATATGCAGGGTCTTGCATAAATCCCGGCTGTATTTGACTAGGATCAAGACCATATTTATCTGCTATACTTCTAGCAAGAGCTAAATCAGAAGCTCTGTTTTCTCTATCAACAGCATCTACATATCCTAAATTTACTTTACCAGTATAACCTATAAGACCTGCTGCTTCTAAAGCATCTAGTTCCGCAGACGAAGCTCTACTTGGTGACACTGCATCACTATAATCACCTAGATCATATTCAGCTACATTTGCTGCCGCTGCATCTAAAGCTGCTTGTGCTGCTTCTGGATTATCCACCGCATTTAGTCCTGCCGCACTCATTGCAGCATCTGCTTGGGCAGCGGCTGCTGCTGCTTCTTTAGCACTTAAACCGGGAGTGTCAGTAGATAAGGAGGTTGGATCATTAGGGTCTACAGCCGCACCTCCCTCGCCATTACCTTCACCGCCATCTTCACCAAAACAAAAATGTTTTTGCTCGTAGGGGTTCAGACCTAGAAACTCTAAGTTATCATAAATATTATATCTAGATTTTTTATAGCCATGTAACATGATGTAACTCTTTCTTCCCCTTTTTAGTTCTAAAGAATTTTATTTTTCCTTTAACACCTAAATGTTTAGGAACTTTCTTTAGCTCTTTAATTCCCTCTGCTGTTCCGCCCATAGGGCAGATAACATCCATAATCCAAGGTATGTGTCCGCTATTCCAATCTTTACCTATAATCTTTCTTTTTGAAAATTCTCTGGCATCTGATGCTTCTTGATTCATAAATGCCCATGAAGCGTAGAATAGTGGAACCTTTTCATTCGAAATAAAAATATATTGTTTAAGTTTTAGTGGCGGCAATATACGATTTATAATATCTATTGTTGTCCAGTTCTTATGTAGTTCAGATAAACCTAAAGTATATATTATTTTCTCAAGATCATTCATCCTATTATTATAGCATACTTTTTCTGTTTTCCCAAATCATACATCCCAGTAAGTGGCTGTTCTTTCTCTGGGTTCGTCATCATACTCTGGATCATCAGGGTGTGTTAGATGCCATGAGTCCTTCATATAGTGAACAGCCATAGTGAGAGCATCCACTTGGTCATCGTGTGCAGCATTAGGAAACCGTATAAGTTCTTCTATGAGGTCATCTGCCCATTTCTTACCCTTGGGTATCCATAGCCTACCCGCTTCCATGATAGGTGTTGCTGCATAAACTCTGGATACCTTATCACGATCAGGCAGGTATTCCATTACAGGTAGGCCACCCCTACGCATGTCCTGTATTAGAGATTGGCCGGATGCCTTCTTCTCCACCATACATACATCAGGTTTATGTTGGTTATACAGTTTCTGCGCCAGCCGCCTCAGTTCTGGATATTCAAAGCGGCCCTTGATATTACCTAGCAGTATCAGGTGAGGGGCAAAGTCTTCGTAGCCTTGGTCGTTCTGATTGTACATGTAGAAGATACCCCATGTCTGTATCACGCTGTAGTCAGCGGTGTTCGATGTGGAGAATGCAGTATCAAATGTTTGTACAACAAAATCACATGTGGGTGGATCACCGTATTCCCAATCCTTGATCCAGCGTTTCTTTATGATACCGCCCTCTTCCGGTGTGGGGTCTTGCATGTACAGGGCATTCCAGTACCTGCTACCATTGCTGGCCTTAATCTCGTTCTCATCTACCTTTAGCACATGATCTGGTTTCCACTCAGGAAAGTAGCTAGTGCCTATGGGTAGATCAAGAAGCTCTGAGGCATCCTCGTCAACCCATGCAGGTATTTTTACAACATCCCACGGTATTGTTTCGTAGTCAGGCATGTTCTCCTGTTGCTTGAGAAGCCAGCCACAGAGATCGTCATAGTGATATCGGGTGTTGATTATTACGATGGCTCCGTCAGGCATGATACGTGTGCGTAGACCTGCGGGATACCATTCCTTGATGAAGCGCCTACCTGCGCTAGAGATCGCATCCTCTTCCGACATTGCATCGTCTAGGATTGCCACATGTGCGCCTCGACCAGCAATCTGAGATCGGACACCAGCGGCATAGTAGGTTCCATTTTGGTTTGTTTTCCACTTACCTGCTGCCCTGACATCGCTACGTAGAGCCACCCCTCTGAATACCTTTGAGAACTCTTCAGTGTTAACAATATCTCTTACTGACCTACCAAAGTCACTGGCAAGCTGATCACTATGAGATATTGTTAGTAGCTCATGTTCAGGATTTTTACCTATGTACCATGCAGGAAACAGTTTAGAACATACAACAGACTTAGAAGACCGAGGTGGTAGAAACACCATCAGTCTTTTTATTTCTCCGTTTTCTACTTTTTGTAGTTTCTCTGATATAACTTCAATGTGGCGACCCATTCTAAAGTCGGATACAATGGTAGGTGCCATCAACCTAACAAAAGATAGGAAGTCATCGTTACATTGAGTGTTAACCTGTTGGGATAACAATCCTTGAAGGTTAACGAATGTTTCTATATAGTTACTATTTAAATTCTCCATAGTAATATTATACACTATACTGTAGAGTTCTACAATAGAGATATATAAAATATATTATAAAAATACTATAAAGTAACTAATTAGTACCGCCTTGTGGTATTTATGCAACAGTTATAGATATCTTTTTTATTTTGAC